GACCAGCGGTGGCGGCTGTGCCACCTGGGCTTGTTATCAAGCGGCTAACTGCTTCTTCATATGTTTCTCCAACAAAATAATTTTTTGCCTGACCAGCAGCAAAATTAGTTGAATAGGTTTTTTGCGGATTTGTGTTTAAAACATTTCTAATATAGTTTGTTTTCTCATCTGGGTCTAGGTGGAATACCAATGATTCAGCAGGACTCCAAGATGCAGGGGCAACGGCAGCAGCATCAGTTGATACTTCTATTTTAAAGGTTGCAGGTTTTCCTGCTGTTGAGATAGACTCAATAAGGGCACCAGCGGAAGAAGTAGTAACTGTTCCACCAGTACCTGCTAGAGTTCCACTTAAAGTAAGTGCCGAACCTGTTGTATAAAAAACTGCCGCTAGTGTTCCATTAAGCTGCGAGCCTCCGGAGCCAGAAGGAACTATAAATAACCCATAAGCAGTTCCATTAGACGCTGGGGCCGCTTCTAAGTCTGCGCCTCCAAGATCCCAACCAGCTTTAACATAGCCGTCGGCTTGGCTTGGTGAATCTTCACCAAGAAGGCGCACAAATGTAACAGGAGATGTGTTTGATGCCAACCATGCTTGGGCAGCATACATCGCATATGTAGGGCCTTGGTTGTTACCATCACGCCAAACATCATCATTGATTGTGCCTTTGCCACTAACTGGCTTTCCAAATACATCAGTGAAATTTTCTAAACTATTAACCTTAATCGGCTTGAGAGCCGGTCCACTTGGTGAACGGCCAATAACTAATAAACCATCGTCTTGCAACGGAGCTTCAATTTTACTCTGATCAATCTCTGTGATCTGAACTCCAGGTGAAACGAAATCAAACTTTCTAGGCATTAAAATACTCTCCTTTAAATAATTAACTCACAGTAAATAGTATTGTTTTAGTCTAAAAACCTATTCTCTGTAATCGTTGTCTTTTTCTTTCCAGGGAATCTTGTCTCCAACGATAACCCGCTCTCTAGATACCCGAATTTTAACATAATTCTCTCTGATTGTGACTTTTGGACGCTCTCGATTCTTGCCTTCTCCAATCAAATATCCAAGCACTTTAATTTGCACAATTGTCTCGAACATTCGCTCGTCGTCGCCCAGATCCTTAACATTTTTAACTTCTGTAAAATCAGGTTGAATGAAGCCTTCGTATTTATAGCCGTCTTGTTCGAAGAAAAAGCCATTGATATTTCCCGTTTTAGTGATAAAAGGGGCAACTAAGTCGTTCATTTGCTGCTGATATTCCGTTCTTATGATAATACTATACATTACAGTAACATATGAAGGCACAGGAATCGTTATTTCTTGATATACGGTCTTGTGCTTGTTGTTCAATTGTGGACCAGTTTCTCTACTGTCCTTTAATAATCTCGCAATATCAGCATTAGTGAAGTTTCTTGTTTTCTCTTGCTGTATTCTTCGTGTGATTGTAACTGTGCCGCCTTTATAGTCGTCCTTTTCGGGATAATGAGCTTGAAATCTACCCTTGAAAGTTGGGTCTTTTGTGATCGATTCACGGGTTACAGAAATTATAGGGAGTTTCAATCTGTCGTCACCGTCTCTTAAAAGTTCGTCTTTTTTGACCTGAAATGCCCTTTCGGATCCAAGCCAAATAACTGGGACTTTCTTCCAACCTTCGTTAGTTGTTGTATGTAAAGCGAGGGTATTATCTGCCCAATTATAAAGCCCCATATCAATTGTTTCAATCGTTGAGGGGTCAAATATTATTTCTTTAACTTGCATTGAATAATCCGTCTCTTGCTCTAATACACTCTGCTACTGTTTCAAACTCATGCTCTGGTTGTCCAAACAAATGTTTGGGTTCAGATTTTTTCATGATCTCGTAGTAAATATCGCCATATCTAACAAAATCACCAACTCTAACTTCTAAGTCTTGGTCTTCAGTTAATCTCCTTCTGTGGAATTTAACGGTTATCTTTTCCATTGCATCAACTGCGATATTGGATAAGAAGCTTGTTTCTTCTCCACCGTATTCAACAAGAGCGAATACTCTAACTGGTGGTAAGAAAGTTTTTTCTATAGCCTCGCCATAAAGAGGATGGTAATTTGTGTGTTCTATATCAATTGGAAAATAAAGCACCTGTTGTCCGATAACTCTTTCAATGATTTCGTCATTTACTTGTTTTACCAGATCTCTTTCTTTCTCTCCAAGAAACATTGGAGGAGGAGGTTGGGCTGCTTTTTTCCACTTATCTGCCATTTATTTATCCTACGAAAATCTTCAAGGGCGTTTTGCCAACAACATTTTGAGCATTATCAGACATCTCAGAGTCAGTGGCAAGAAGCTTTGGATAGGTCATTTCATCCAACTGGGTCTTTAATTCTTCTCTTAGAGTCTGTTGTTCGTCTTTTGCTTGAGACAGTAAGTCAGAAGCGTTTAGACTAATATTATCTCCGGGGATCGGTATAGACCCTCCAAATTTTCCTCTAATCTGTCCCAACGTCTCCTTAGATAAAGCAAGAGAAAATCTGCGGATCCATTGCTTACCAATTGAATTAATATTTTCATAAGGAAGATTTTCAAAAGGAAGCGTATTCATATTATTGATTCCGTTTTGCCCAGACTCATAATCGTCTTCCCATGGTTCTTTTTCTTTTTCAATTGAAAACCTAAACCAAAAACTCTGAGGGGAGACACTATCTGGTATAGGATATAACCTTAATTTGTTATTAATAATTTCATATGAATAGTGAGAAGTTCTAGTATACAAATGATCCTCATATTGAATGGCTTGTATTTTATTTTGCCATACTGGGATTACTTGAAAAGAAGAATCATCTGAATATTGTCCGTAAGTGTTCATATTTCCAACGACATTTAGGCCACCATAATATCCATAAAATCTCCACATCTGTCGAGGAGTTATATAATAAACTTGATGAATCTTGACTCTTCGGCCATCAACTTTATTATAGTAAGGAGCACCTGTGTCTGTTGCCGCTGATTCAGATACAATGGTTTGTAAGTCATAATCTTGCTCGTCAGATACTGTTGCAAAAGAAGCAGAATATATTGTCTGTCTTCCTCCTACAACTGCTTCTGTTGAATATGCATCGGCAATACGAAATGCCGCTTCAAAGGAATATTTTGGGTATTTAAGAGCTACATCTTCAGGGCCAGTAGTTACCTCCCCTTTGTGGTCGAAACTTGCTGTTTGCGCCCCTAGCATTGATCCTAGAGTGTTTTTTGATTGATGTATGTTTACTAAATAAGAATATTCTAATACTGCTTCCTCATAATTGGCATAAACGTTCTGTTCGGTCAGTTCAATGTCCAGAACATCGCCACCTAATTTTTTATAAGTAAAGTTAACTTGTTTAGCTGCACCGGTTACAAAGTGAACCGAGCCAGAATAAACTCCAAGCGGAAGCCCAGCAACAACATTTGCTGTACTACCGGTCTCTGGTAGCACTATAGCACTCTTAGTAGAAGCTGGTGTTAAAGTTGGTATTGACATACATAAATCCCCCAATCAAGATTAAATAGTTTCCAGAATGGGAAAGCTTCTATCTCTTCTTTGTAGTTGTCTTTGTTGCTTTTTTGCGAAAGCTTTTTTTAACTGGGGTTGCTTTTTTTGCTTTTGCTTCGGCTTCTTTCTTTGCTTCTTCTTTGGCTCTGAGTTCAGCAGCTTCAGCTTCGGCTTTGAGTTTAGCTGCTTTGGCTTCGGCTTCTTGTGCTTCTTTCAATTTTTGAATTCTTACGGAGTTTTCTTCTACGATTCTACCAAGGCCATTTCTAATAAGGTCTTGATCTGGGACTTCTTGTCCAGCATTTAATTTTCTAATAATTAACTTTTTTCTTTTGGATCTTCTACCCATAATATTCTCCTTAAATATAAAATAATTAGTCTCAAATAGAAAAAGCCCACCGAAGTGAGCTTAGTCTTAATAAGTGGAAATATTTCCTATGATCCAGAGAATACAGCAGTAATGTTGCTTGTGTGGTTTGTCAAGAAATCATATCTTACATACCAGCCAGTCCCATCACAAACACACTCAATTGAGCTACCAGCCATAAGC